GAGAGCGAGAGGCAACTGCGCAAGTGGGGCTTCGAGCTCCGGGGCGGCGAGCCGCACGTGTCCCACGACATCTGGGACCACTGGGACGACGGCCGCTCGATCATCGTCTACGACGACGGCCGCTGGTATCTCATCATCCGGGGCCGCCTCGCTGACGCCACGCCCAACCGCCGCACCGGACGCGGCACCGCCAGCCTGATGACCTACCTCAGAACCGCAGGAGAATGACCATGACCGACATCGTCACCGCCATCATCGCCTACGAGAACGGCGAGCTCGACGACGAAAGCACCGACGAACTGTTCCAGCACCTCGTGGACAACGGGATGGCTTGGAGCCTGCAAGGCCACTACGGCCGCACCGCCATGGACCTGATCCGGGCCGGGCGCGTGACCCCGAAGGGAGAATGACCATGACCGACATACCGCGCATCCACGCCGAGCTCGCAGTCGAGCTCGGTGTCGATAGGATCGCCGCCAGCTACGTCAGGGAGAAGCACCTACCCGCTTTGCTGCGCTCCCCTTGGGGTGATACCCGGCAGATCGTAGAACGTCTGGAGCGCGCCCTGCGGGCTGGACAGAAGGGTGTGGCTCGCGGCCACTGGGCGGCAGACGCCAATCGGCTGCTGGCCATCCGGGGTGCGCTGCAGACTGAGCGCGCCACGCTGGTAAGGGAGATCGGGCAATGAAAGAACTGCGCGTCGGCATGCCGCTGACGCTGCGCACCCTGCATCGCCGCACCGGCAAGCCCGGTGCGCGCGATGGTTACGTCGTCAGCATCCGCAAGCTGACCCCCAAGTTCATCTACGTCGGCAGCGACCGCTACCACCGCGACACGTTGCGCCAGTATCAGACCAAGGACGACGACTGGCGCAGCGACTGGATCATCTGGCTGGAGCCTAGATGAACCGATGGGCGGATCGGATGCTCGACGAGCTCCGCGACAAGGCTGTCGAATTGCGCCGCCAGTTGGCGGGCATCGAGGCCGCCATCAAGGCGCTGGAAGCCGGTTACGATACCGAGCCGCTGGATTATCCTGCGGCCCTCACCCGCATCGAGAAAGCAGTTGACGATCTGAAGCACGACAAAGGAGAATGACCATGAAGGACGCAACGACCGACGATCCGCGCCTGACGCTGCTCGACATTGCCTCCACCGACGACCACCCGCGCCGGGGGCTGCGGTTGCGCCCGAGCATCGCCGCCGTCTGGGCGCAGCGCTCCAACGCACGCCGCTTCGTGTTCGACCGCGAGGCCTCGCGCCGCGTCGGCGAGATGCTCAACGGGCACACCGACTTGCTGGTCGATAACATCGAGTTCGCGAGAACGCCCTTCCCCACCTGCTACTTCGAGTTCGATGCCCGCGCCATGTGGGCGGCGTGGCGGCCCGAGCAGCCGCACTCGCTCACCTCCGACGAGCGCGTCGGCTACCTCGTGCACGAGGGGACCGTGGTCATCCTGTCGAACGGCAAGCGCCCCAACACGGTGCGTTCGGCGCTGTGGCCGGGTGCAGGCTTCGGCGGCGTCTGCTTCCGCATCAACCGGCCGCAGGCGATCCCGCTGACGCGGCTCACCGGCCACAACGAGGTGGACGCCACCCGCATCCGCGACGCCTACGTGTTCGGCGGCCAGCGGCAGATCGACCTCAACGATCCGCGCGTCTTCAAGCACCCGCATGGTGGTCCGATCAGCATCGACCAAGGGTCAATGCGCGGCGAGCTCGGAGCGGGCATCACCATGCCTGAGCTCAAGGGCGCGTGGACGCATGGCCAGATCGCCAGCCACTTTGATCTGCAGCCGACCTTCAACACCGTGACGCACTTCGGTGAATTGCGCGACACACCTGGGCGCGAGTTCTCAGAGCTCTGCTTCATGGGGGGCGGCGATCCGCTGACGCTGGTGACGCTGCTGTTGTTGCTCAACCAGCCGAGCAAGTTCGTCAGCATGCAGCCGGTGGCGCGCACGGTTGGCCTGTGGCGGGGCGCGCGCAAGGTGTTCCAAGAGCACCACGTCGTCACGCTGCACGTCAGCGACCGGCCGGTCAGGGTCAGGGACATCTTCAACCTCACCGACCGCAAGAGCCCGGTGAACCATGACGTGATGGGACATTGGAAGCACTTCAACAAGGCGACCGACTGCGACCATCACTTCCCCGGCGGCCAGCGCATGGCGTGGGAGCCCATCGGGGCCGAGCGCACATTGTCGGGCGACTACAAGCGCTATTGGTGTAGCCTGTGCCTGCAGCGGCGGACGTGGACCGAAGCGTTCCGCACCGGGGGACCGGGCGTTGCCACTACCGAGTATGCGGTGACGCGATGAGAGATTTCACCAAGCAGGAATTGGACGCGGCGCGCGACATGGCCGACAAGGTCATGGGGCTCTACCAGCCGTTCGCCAACCAGCCAAGCTTCGTCGTGATCAGCCTCATCCACGCCATGACGCGGGTGATGTCGCTGTTGCCGCCGGGGAATGACGAGGCGATGCTCGATGTGGTGCGCGACCTGATCAAGTCGGGGCTGCCGGTGATGCGCCGGATCGTCAACGAGCACGCCAAGACGCTGCAATGAAGTTGCAATGAGCCACTACCGCACGCTCAAGGCGGTCGATGACTTCACGGTGCGCAGCCACGAGAAGTTCCGCTTCTCGTGCTGCGACTGCGGCCTCGTGCACGACATGCTGATGGTGGCCAGCCCGAAGGGCCGGGTGATCGGCGTGGCGGTCGAGCGCAACGAGCGTGCAACAGCGGCGATGCGCCGCGAGATGAAAAAGCGCAGGAGGCTGCTCGGATGACTACGGTGTTCGTCAGGCGGCGGGTGATCGACATGCTCTACGAGTTCGCCATGCTGACCAGCGTCGCGCCCTTCCGCCTGCATGACTACGTGCGCAAGCAGCGCACCAGCGACCTGTGGGAGGTGAACATGAACGAGCAAATCTACGCCATGGTCGTCAAGCTGCGCCGACCGGAAGAGCCATTCGACGATGCGGCCGAGCGCGTCCTGCAATACTCCATCGACTGGGCGACGGGACAGGTGCAAGGGGCGACGCGGCGCGTGACCTGATGGTGCGCCCGCCGATCCACGGTCGTCGAGGGGGGCGGGGGAATTGACCTAGGGGGCGGGCGCGGCGCTTCAGGTGGGATACTTGCGGCTCGTCGGCAAGAACGATGTCTCGATCTCGTTCCACTTGTCGGTGACCCGCTGCCGCACCGCCGCACGCAATTCTACGGCAGCGGCGGCATCGGAGCGCAGCGCCTTGAGCAGCGCCGCAGGCTTCTCGTCGTTCAGCGCCGCGTGTGCGTCGAGGAAAGCGACGCAGGCCTTGTGGTCATCGACGCCGTAGCCGAAGGTGATTTCAAATTCACACTCGCGGAATGGCAGCGACACCTTGTTTTTTTCGAGCCGCGCCTTGACCGTGATGCCGGTGATCCGCTCGATGCCTTTCACCTCGCGGCGCACGAGGCTCGTCTGTGTCAGGTGCACGACTTGGCTGGCGTAGAAATCCAATGCCTTGCCACCGGCACGCACCCACGCCTTGCCATAGCCGCCGATCCTCGAACGCGTCTGGCTGACGATCATCAGCGTGACGTTGGCCTTCGCCATGTCGCCGACGCGCCGCCGGAAGAGCTCCGACAGCGCAGCAGCCTTGTCGGTGCCGTAGGTGGCGCTGCGGAAATCGCGTTCCTTCTCGGCGATGTCGCCGAGCGCGTCCAAGCTATCGACGATGTAGAGCACCGGCTTCGGTGCCTCGTCGATGACGCGTGAGAGGTCGTCGTAGAAATCCTCGACGGTGTCGAGGTGATCCAGCTTGATGCGCTCCACCGGCAGCCCAAGGCTGCGCGCGTAGTGCTCGTCGAAGGAGTGCTCGCTCTCGCGATACCAGATGCTGCCGCCCGGATGCGCGATGCCGAAGTTGGCACACGCCTCGATGGCCAGCAGCGTCTTGCCCGAGCTCCGGTCGCCGACCACGTTGCTGATCCGGCCGAGCGCCCAGCCACCGCCGAGCGCCCGGTCGAGCACCGTGCAGCCCGAGCCGGTGAAGCTGAGGCTGTCAGGCTCCACCGGCTCGGGCTTCGGCTTACTCCGCTTCGCCACGCTGCACCCGTGCCACCAGCATGGCCTCAGCGGCGCTGTAGGCGTGATCGGCCAGCGCCCGGTAGGTCAACTCGGTTGGTGGTGACATGCGCCGCCCCAGCAGCCCGCTGAGCGCCTGCGCGGCGAAGTAGTCGCGCAGGCTCATCCCCTTGAACACGGCACCCGTGGCAGCGGGGAAGGCGGGCTCGTCGCCCGTCGGGTTATCGAGCATCAGCGCGTGCGCAGCGTGGCGCGCGGCTGTTGCTGACGGCGTTGAGGCTGCGGTTCCGGCTTGCCACCGGTCAGCCCTTCGTAATTGTAGTCGTCGTCCTCAGCGTCGGCGGTCGCCTCCTGCGTGACCTCCTCCTCCTCGTAGGGATCGGCGCGCCGCGTGCGTGCAGGAGTGGCCGGTGCTGCCAGCAGCGCATCGCCAGCGCCATCGTCCACCACCGCCTGCGTGGTGCCGAGCAGCGCCTTGTTGAGATACTCAGCCGGGTAGTATTGCAGCGTCGTCGGCAGCGGGTTGTCTTCCACCCAGTTGAGGATGGCCTGCTGCACCCGCGTGTCTTCCGACAGCGGGCTCTCCTCGCGGGCGATCTGGTGACCGATGTATTTGGTCAGCAAACCCTTGCCGGTCTTCTGGAACGATACGTCAAACCCAATGTCGGGATTGTCGATCCAGATCGGCTCGTCGGTCTTACGGCTGTAGCAGAGCGAGGCGATGTCACGATCCTGCGTGCCGCTCATATGGAAGAGCAGCGGCTTGTTGGGCTCGTCGCTCTCGCGGTCGAGTATCCAAGACAGGACGCGTTCCTTGGCGCTCAGCTTGTAATACTCGTTGTCGTCACCCGCCATCTGCGCCTTGCGTGCTTCGTCGCAGATCGGGCAAGGCTTGCCCCGCATCTTGGTCAGGCAGAGGTAAGACCCCTGATCGGGTCCGATCCAGCCGTGCTGCCAAAACGTGTAGCCGTAGTGACGGGCGTTGTCCCACGTCGGAGGCAAAAATCTGATCGTGTTGTAACCATCAGAGGGCCGCCACGTGTCGAAGCCTGCCTTGAAGACGCTGTCGAAGCGTGAGGTCTTGCGCTCTACCCGCTCTTTCAGGTGCTCGACTGATCTCTCTTGGTATTTGAAGGCGGCTCTACGGGGCTGTTGTTGTTGATTGTGAAAAGATGGCATATCTTTTATCTCCTATATGTCCTGCGTTTTTCCATTAGCTTCTCTTTGACTACTGCTGGATCGATTGCTCCTCCTGCTTGCCTCTGTAATTCCACTAGGTCTGTGAGTGACGATTTGCGTTGTGAGTAAGCTTCCTTGAGAGCGGTAACCTCGCCGATCTTCTTGGTCACGTCAACCATCAGCAGGCTGTATTCCTGCACCTTTGGATCGAGCGTCACGTAGGCGTCGGCCTCGCCGACCGTCATCCTCGTCTCGGCTCCCAGCCGCACCGATTGCAGCCGCCGTGCCTTGGCCTCGTCGAGCGCCAGCCGCAGGTTGTCGTGCTCGGCCTTCGCGGCGGCGAGCATCTTGGCGACGCGATAGAATAATTCCGGCTGGCTGGCATCGGCCTGCATCAGGTCGAGCGTGTCGATGCGGATCGCTGCTTCGAGCTCGGTGAACGTCGGCTCGTGGCGTGCTGTCGGTGCGCCGTTGCCCATGGTCGCGCGCTCAACCATTCGCTTCACCCATTTATTCATCCTCCCTGTCCTCAAGCTATCTGAACAAACCCGCCATCACCCGTGCTTTCGAAATGACCTACCTTGCTGAGATTGCACCAGTCGTAGCCGGTCGATACTTCGACGGCAAGCGGGACATTCAGCCACAGGTGCTCCATCCGCAGCATCTCGTGCAGGATGATCTCGACGCACTCGTCGAAGCGCTCCTCGCGGATGAAAAAACCGAGATCGTCGTGCACCAGCATCACCGGCTGCAAGTCCTCGTCTTCATACTGCGACAGCCTGACCATCGCCTCGCACACGAGCAGCGCCTCGTCGGCTTGGATCGGTGAGTTGACGATCTGGTTCTCGGTGATCGGGGCCCTGCGCCTGAACTTGCTCAAGCCGGTGACGAAATGGTGCTTTGCATAGAATTGGTGCAGCCTGTCCTGCCATAGCTTCACGTCGGGAAATTCACTCCAGAACTCCTCGTAGAGTTTGTAGCCGTGCTCGATATCGACGCCGAGATATCCGGCGATTGATGCGGGCTGCGAGCCGAAGAACAGCGGGAACACCAACCGGTTCTTGGCGACGCTGCGCAGTTCCTTCGCGTCGCGCTTCTTGGCCCAGCTTGGGACGCGCCGCTGGATGCGCTCCGACCAATCGCCATGGATGTCGTAGTGGTCGAGGAAGGCCTGCACCAGCGCCGGGTCTTTGCTCTCCATCGCGACGTTGCGGGCTTGGATGCCAGAGTAATCGACGCACACCATGACGGTGCCCGGCCGCGCCACGATCTGCGAGCGCACCACCTTGGCGTCGGTGTCGCGCGTCGGGAAGTTCTGGATGTTCGGCTCATTCGAATTGGTGCGCCACGTCCGCGTCCCCGTGGTGCCGATCACCGGGTGCAGCATGCCGTCATACACCAACGGCTTCTTGGCTGTCGGCCCGAAGGGCGTCAGGTAGGTGCCGAGCACCTTGGCGATGCCGCGCCATTCGAGCACCAACTTGGCGGCGGTCGAGCCGATGCCGAGCAGCATCGGCTCATCGGTGGTGAACTTGTGCGTCGTGTCGATGCCGAGCAGCGTCGCCACCTGCTTCGGCGACGCGACGTTGAATTTCGTGCCGTCGGCTTCGAACTCCTGCACCGCAGGCAGCTTCGCCAGCTTGCGCTCGATGCGGTCAAGCTTGCCCCGATACTGCGCCGTGAGCTCGGCGTTGACGGCGCTGTCGAACGGCAGCCCACGGTGCTGCATGTGCACCAGCGCCGCCACCCTCGCCATGTGGTGGCGGTAGGCCGGGAGCAAGCCCTGCTTGCGGATCGACGCCTCCTGCTTCTCCCAGAGCCGCAGGCAGTATTTGGCGTCCATCGCGTTGTAGGTCAGCACCTGATCGAGCGGCTCGTTGTCGAGGTTGGTCACGTCGAGCGCCGAGACGTTCTTCAACGGCAGCCCGTAGTTCACGAGGCACAGATGGTCGAGCGAGTGCGCCCGAGGGCGGCTGTCGAGCAGGAAGGCCTGCGCGAGGCTGTCGGCCCACAGCGCCGGGCGCACGGCGCGCTTGCCGAAAAAGTGCAGCGTCCACAGCATCTCAAACGATGCATTGTGCGCCACCTTGACGACCGGCGCTTCGAGGAAGCGCTGCAGCGCCCCTAGGATGGCGCTACGCTCGCTTTCCGACCATGTGGCCTCCCGGTGGTCGAGCGGGAAGGCAATCGCTTCCTGACCGATGGCCAGCCCGGCGCTGAGCAGTCGAGCTCCGGGCGCGAATGGCGACAGGCCGGTCGTCTCGTAGTCGAACCCGACGCGCTCACACGCGTCGGTCGCCAACGTCAGCCAGTCGATCACCTGACCCGCCTTGTTGAGCGTCCTGACCCCGGCGAGCGCGTCGTCGGCACCTTCGATTGTCGGCGGCGGCAGCTTGTCCACGCGCGAGAAGGCCACCTCGATCTGGTGCCGCAGCGACGCCTTCAGCGCATCTTGGTCGCGCTCATAGGCGTGCAGGATCGAGGCGGGGTGCACGAAAGCGAAATACCAGCAGACATGCTTGCCGATCTGGATCGGCATCTTGCGACCAGCGAAGCGCGTGATGCCGGTCTGCCCGGTCAGCGCCAAGAGCGGGGTGTTGCCGAAGCCGAAGATCGCCTTCGGCTGCGCTGCTTCGATGTCGTCGATCAGGTAGCCACGGCAGTGCATCATGGCGAGCGGCGAGGGTGCCGTCTGCTTGCCGATCTTCGGTGGCCAAGATTGCACGACGTTGTTGAAGCGCACCGACGGCTTCCATGCGGGCGGTATCATCGAGCGCAGCATCTGCCCCGACTTGCCGACGAACGGCCTGCCCTCCGCAGCTTCGACCGCCCCCGGCGCTTCACCGAGCATGTAGACATCGCACGGCATGGCACCCGACGGGCCCGCCTTCGGCGACATCTCCAGCGGGCACCCGACGCAGCCCGCAGCCATCAGGGCGGCGGGATCGATCCCGTGGAAGGGATCGCGCGGCTTGCGCTGCGTCTTCGGCTTGGCCGCGTCGGGTGGCATGAAGCCCATGGACTACGGCGCGGGCATCTCTTGGCAGAAGCCCGCTTCCTGCAGCACCTTGATCGAGTGCTTGAAGTCCGAGCGGATGGTGCTCACCGAAATCGGTGTCACGTCGATGTGCTTTTCCTTCAGCTTCTCCATCAACTCGGCGTTGGTGACATCCGGGTTGCGGATCATCATCCGCTTGATGGTGGTGCTGGCACCGGGGGCCGCAGGCTTCGGTGGGCGTGTCACCTCGCCGTCGTCCTTCGCCTTGATCGACTTGACCGGTGCCTTCGAAGGCGTCTTCACGGCGGGCGGCGGCTTGCGCACCGGGGCCTTCGAAGGCGTCTTCACGGCGGGCTTCTGGCTCGGCTTCGGAGCGGCGGCCACGACGGGCTCTTCGACCTCTACCGGCGGCTCGTCTTCCTCGAACGCAACCTCCTCTGCATCGACCGGTGCGTCTTCTACCTCAGCCTCTTCCGGCTCGGCCTCTGCGGCCTCCAGCGGCTCGTCTTCGGCCTCGACCGGGGCTTCCTCCTCGACCGGTGCCGGGGCCTCTTCCGCCTCGACCGGCGCTTCGTCTTCCTCGACCGGCGCAGCGGGCGCTACGTTCAGAGTGGCGCGTGCCGTGGTGGGCACGTGATCGGAAAACTCTTTGATGTCGTTGGGATTTGTGTGCGCCTGATAGAGTTTGACGCTGTCGTTATACCAAGCCTGTGCTTCCCCCGAGAGAGCGTCCCATGACTGCGAGGTCATTTTCTGACCGTCCTTCAGCATGCGGACGAAATATTGTGGCCTGCTCTCCCCGGCTCC